GATCTGGCTGAATCTTGCAAGCATTTCACGAGACTTGATTGTATCAAGTGCTTCAATTGCGTTGCGGTGTGTAGCTGTGATGAACAAGATACGTCCATCTGCAGGAACCTCTGCGTCATCCATAGCTGAATTTGCTGCTGTGATAGCTGCTGTTACGTCTGTTCCGCTTGAAAGTGTAGCTGAAACAGTTGTACCTGCCTTTGCAGATAACTGAGCGAATGTGAAAGCGTCAACCTCAGGAACAACCTTTGTACGCATGAACTCAGCACCAAGTCTGCCGAAAGCTGTGTTGATTGTTTCCTCATCATCCTCAACGTCTACGTTAAATCTACGACCTCTGTCATAGTTAAACTGTACTGTCTCCCAATCAAGTGTTACGTCACCCTGAGCGTAACCATTTGAACGTGAGTAATCACCAAGACCGTCCATTGAAATCTTTGGAATGATAATCTCGTTTGCCTTTGCGCCTGCTCTTGCAAGACCCTGGTCTGATGTTAATACGGCTGAAAGTGACGATAACTTGTAAATCTCGTCAAGGTTAGGTACATAGCTTTTAGCTAATGCGATTGTGTTTCCCATAATTTTTTAATCTCCTTTACTTATTGTCTATGGGTAATCCCATAGTTTTTCTCAGTTCAATATCTTTTGCTTTATCTACGTCTGCTTTTTCAGGTGTCTTTCCTACGGATAATTTCTGCTTATCCATAGCGTCTGCAATAGCTTTCTGAGAAACTGTCTCAAAATACTCCTTGCCACCTGCTAGGAATGAAGTAATATCACCCTCTACAAGTGCTTTAGCCATTTCATCAGCCTTTGCTGAATCCATGTTCCAAGACATAAGACCTTTTGAAACCTCAGAAATCTTGTCCTTTGTCTTGTATTCCTCTAACTCTTTGAGGAGTGCCTCATTGTCTGCAGCTTTTGCCTCGTCCTCGCTCATTTTTGAACGAAGCTGTTTCTTGTAGTCAGCGGCTTCTGAATTTGCCTTAGAAAGCAACTTCTTTAAATGCTCAATCTCTTTTGCACTCTCAGAATCTTCTTTCTTTACGTCCTCTGTTTTGGTTTCCTCAACCTTTGTTTCCTCTGTAGTCTCTACTACTTCATTCTTGTTTTCTTCCATTTCTTTTCCCTTTCTGTTTCCGTTTGTTCATGTTTTCTCATGTTTGCGAATTTTATATTGCGATTTCCCTACCGCATATCTAAAGGATTGCTCCTATAGTTCTGTGTAAATTAAAATGCACCTGCACCCGATATTGTTTTCGGGTTTTTCAAATCCACCAGGATATAAAGCTTTGTCTCCGTCAAAAGTGTAGAAATATTCTGCAATAGGAACTTTATAGCCCTCTAAAAAAGAGTGTGTATCTCGTACCTTATCATCACCTACTGTTTTCCACTCTTTCATCAAGGTTATATTCAATCCCTCAATGTCCTCTGCGGTATCAAAAGCGCCCGCATTGTACATTCTGTGATATTCTGCTGACATAAGCCTTTGCATTTCCTTTAGGCTATAACTCTCATAGCCCAAGATAATGCGATTAACGTATGTCATATTGCCTTTAACCTCATTCAAGGCCGTTCTTAGCTTTGAAATATCGAGGTCATAAGCAAAGCTATAATCAAGCATAGCCAATACATCATTACTACCTCGCTTGTAAGCTGCGATTAGAATATCCTCTGCATTGTCAAGGAACTCAGATAGGCTCATGTTTTCCATCATTCCTTGAATCATGGTATTTAGTTCATCAAAACTACTGAGATACTTTTTCTCTATCTGTTGAACTGTCATAAGCTGTTTCCTTGTAAACTACTTTCTTCCCAACCGAAGCTATTGTGATACCTTTTTTCAAACTTCTGATTTCCACATCATAACCACTGGCTAGAACTGTCTCTATGTGGTTAATCTGTTCCGCTGTTAGCTTCATTCTTAGTTTCCTTTACTTCTGTTTTCTCAGGTGTTAATCCCTTTGTTGGTGCCTGGAATAATGTGTCATTTTCCTTTGAATCGGTTTCCACTGAGGTTTTTTCTTCCTCAGTGTTACCGAAAGCCACATCAATGTACTTCTTTGAAAGTGCTATATCACCCTCAGGGTCAATTGATACTCCACTACGAGCAAGTACAATCTCAGGTGCTAAACCTAACTGTTTGAGGTTCAATGCTCCTTGTGTCTTAACAAGTAGATTATCCATCTCGTTACGAGTGAACTTAATATCAATATCTGAAACCTTGATACCCTTAATCAAATTCTTTGTTTCAAGAATCTTTAAGAATATCTTGTCAAATCTTCTGTTAGACTTCTTAAACAAGTCCTCTGTATTTCTAGCGAATGTGTCTGCTGTCTGCCATCCATCAATGAGGTATGCCGAACCCACATTACCGCTTGTACCACCACCGCTTTTACCGATAAATGGTACACCTGCGATTGTGTAAATCTGTGTGAGCAGATCATCAATGAAAATCTGTGTCTGAGACTGGTCTAAAACTGAATTGATTTCTTTCAAATCAGCTTTATCTTGTCCGATAGACTTTAGGAAGATTGCCCCTGCTGCCCTAATCATTTGAGGGGTAATATCATTTCCGTTATCGTCCTTGCCTAGCTGACAGTTGTAAAATACAAGTAAGCTATTTACAAAACTCTCAACTGAATCTGAGCGTCTTGATTGCTCCATGTTTACTTCATCAAGAAGTGAAACAACACTCTCAAAACTACCCATTCTGTTACGGTCATATATGTATTCGATAATAGGAATCTCACCTAAAAGGTTTGCTTCTGTGCTTGTAACTGTTGATGGTGTAGCGTAAGATGGTCTATCTGTTGTATCAATAGGACTTTGAGCAAAACCACCTTGTAAGTGATAAATCTTATCCTTAGTGAACACATCAAAATATGTCATTGTGTCACTAACAACCATATTCACACCATACATAGGCTCATTACCAGGTTTACGGCTATAAACCACAAAGGCTTGTCTAGGGTCTAATGCGTAAGTCTTAACTGGTGCTTCCTCGTCAGAACTAGATTCTACATACAAAACACCGATACCAACTGTGTGAAACCAATCAACAATGTCGTTATCTGCGTCTGCTTTACCGCTGAGATACAAATAATCATTTAGCTTGTTGACTTTGGTTGTAAGTGACTTGTTATTCTTTCTAGCTACATAGAATGTAGGCTGCGAAAGAAAATAGCCATCCTTGAAAGTAACAATCTCAGTAGCAAGGTTCTGTAACACCTTGTTATTGATTTCCTCACGTACTAGCTTTTTCTTCTCCAGTACTGGCTGAATACCTCTGCGATACCAGTAGAGATATTCTTCCTCAGACAGATTGCGTAAATGTGCTTGTACCGCATAAGTCAATTCAACAAGAATGTTTTCCTCGTTTATTTCTTCAGTTGTAGTAAATATCTGCTGTCTGCCATTTAATAACATAATCTACACCTCTAATCTGAACATATCACTAAATATTGCGGTCTGAATAATTTCACAAACAATATTTAGAAAACTCTGTGAATTACCCTTACGTTTGTGCCACTTGAAATCATCATATCGACAAGCTGTGCCAAACTATCGGGTGCGTCATCATGCTTGTTATTGCCGTTGATCTGGAAAGCATGAACGTTATTCATAAACTGTTCGTACTCGTTTGTTCGCTTGCTACCCTCTAGGAAGTAGAATTGCTTAATCTCAGGTGCTTTATCAAAGATACGGACCTGCTTTGCCACATTAGTAGGTGCAGCCTTGTAACTGATGTTCAGCTTGTACTTTCTTGCTTGTACCAGTTCTTCTACCTTTTCTGCGTAACTAGATGTACTTGCGTTAGCTTCAAACTGTGCAGCTTGTAAATTCCAACGAACAATCTTCTCAGCAATCATAGGCTGTGTAATCTTCTTGTCACAATTTGAATACACAACATCAACGATATATACACTTCCGTCCTCGTACTGATATGCGATAGGGGCTGCAACATAATCTCCACCACCAAAAGCAGGGTCAATAGCCATAAACTTACGAACAAGCCCCTCAGTTGGTAATTCACCATTCCAAAACTTCATTTCACTAGGGTCAAACAATCTACCGCTACGCTCTACTGGTTGCCCCATGTACTGTGCTTCCCATGAAGCTGAATCGTCATTCTGCTCAAAACTAGCTTTTCTTTGCTGATAGAATGTAGTTGAAAAGCCTACTCCGTATGCGTAATGGAAGTTGCTCTCTCCCTTTTCATTCAAGGCAGGTGTGTTGATAACAAGGAATCGTCTATCTCTGAATCTTCCGTCACTCTGTAATGTGTTTAATCTCTTTCCGATAGGGTCATTCTCAGCCCACCTTGTACCTACCCAACATAGTTTAGCTTGTTCCTTGCAACGTGGAATGAGGTTGTTATCTGTCTTTTCCCATGCAGACAATAAGCGGTCAGGTGACATAGCTTCTTCAATACCACCTAGCAAATCATCAGCAATCATAAAGCCGTTACAATCGCATGAACCATTTAAAGTACCATACAAAGAACGTGCGGTCAGTGACGGATAACGCTTTTTTCGGTCAATATTCAAGGTTTCATCCTTGCCGTTTGTCTGAACTATCTGCTGTTGTGGGAATATATCGTGCCATAGATAGGTCTGTGGGTCTTGTATTACCTCTAAAACACCATTGTAAAAACTAGCGGTAATCTTGTCTGAGAAAGCACTGTAAAGGTTGCTACGTTCGGAATCTCGCCCTATTAACCATGTCATAAGAAACATAATCAAGGTTGTCTTGCCTACTCGTGGTGGCAAGCTGAAAAACAACTCGTCCAGTTCATCATCAGCAAGTCTTTGTATCTGCTTTGCGATTTTTCCCATTACATGAATACGTGGTAGGAAAAATCTCTCTTGTGGTGGCCTATTCCACTCCAGGTAAATCATATAATCAGCGAAAATCTCTTTTGCGGTATAGAGGTATGTCTTTTTCAGTAATTCATGCCCCTCTATCACCTTATCAGTGGTAGGTTTTCTCTGAATCAGCTTTTGCAACTCATTTCTGAGGAACAAATTGTCTGCAATCGTGCCACGTACACCCTCATTTTCAGAAATCAGCCTTTGCAACTGGAAATAATCATCATAAGCCACTAAATCATCAGGTCTTGTGATTATTGCTTGCTTTATATTCCCTAGAATCTGTCTATCTGTCATATTTTCCCTTTCTAACAACAAAAAAAGAGCCACTACACGCATTTCTACGTGTAATGACTCCCATCTTGTCATTTTATCCCTTTATATGTTTGAGAACTCGAAGTTTTCCTTTAGGTTCTCAAATTTTCGCCAGTAAATTTTGGAAACTCGATTGTATTACCTGAATTTCTGTCTATTGGTATTTCCTTGATAATGAAATTTATCTTGCAATCTGTCATTGTGTCAGAAGATACATACTCAAACGTTCTCTTGTATCTAAATAACTCTTTTCCGTCAAAATACGCTTTACCAATAACCTCAGTATTATCAAATAAAGGCGTGTTTTCTTCTTCAATCACAATGCGGCCTTTATATTCCATAACATTCAAAGGCGTTATATCGACACCATGTTTTTGAAATGTAGTATAGAAAAAGGTTTCTTCTAGTCTGTTCTGTTCTTCTGAGATTCTTTTAACATCACCGAAGAAATCGTCTAAAACTGATTGCTCATTCATATCAGGCTTTGGAATGTCAAGTTTAACTCGTGGAACTCTCTTTTTATCATCCATAGGCTATACCTCTATCACCAGTTTCTTGTTTTCATCAAGGTGTACGTTAGCTGAATCAACTTGCTCCGCTATCTGCTTGTACGCACACTCGTTACACTCGTTTTTCTTCTGAACCTTAACAACAACACCATTGGAACTAGGCTGAATCAACATTTCTTGCCCTGAAACCTCTAACAAGCGGATAAATGATGATAACAACATATCCCCTTGTGAAGTCATGGTGGATAGTCTTGTTACCGCTACCCCCATATCTGCTGCCAGGTCCTTATTCATTTTGCCACTCTGCTTTTTTACCGCCTTAATCAAGGCCACAATATCTTCTCTTTCCATATCCCTAAATAATCCTTTCTTGTTTCCCTATTACCTCTTTTCCCTCTCCGTACTGGTAATAACCCTCATACAATCTGCGGTTATCTCTGATTGAACGGACAGTAGCCATAGTAAAAGGTTTCCCTTGTCTATTTAAGCCACCATTAGCAGCTACAAAGTCTGCCGTTGCCCTTAGTGATTTCCCATTATCAAGGCAAGCAAACACCATTTTCACGTATTTCATTTCTGTTTCATCAACAACCAGTTCCTTGTTCTTGTTTCTGTAGCCATAAGGTACTTTACCACCACAAAAACCGCCCTCACTGGCCTTTATCTTACGTCCGTTCATTGTTCGCATGAGGATATTTTTTCTCTCCTGCTCCGCAACAAACTGTAGGATTGACAAGTAGATATTAGCAATAGCTGAATCTTCATCAAATTCCTCTACTGTACTAACTAGCTTTATTCCTTGTTTCTCCAAAAGGTACAAGTAGTAAAAGTACAGTTTGGTTTCCCTTGCCACTCGGTCTGTCTTAAACACTATCAAGGTGTCAAAATCTTCTCTCTTGCCCTCTGAACCCATACATAGGCTTTCAAGGACTTCTCTCTCCTTTGCACCTGAACCGACTTCCTCATAAAATCTGATTATCTCCAGATCATGTGCTTTCGCATAATCAAGAATGGCTGCTTTTTGTGCTTCCATTCCAAACTTCTCACTCTGCCCCTCGGTACTTACTCGTATATAAGCTACCGCCTTATGCTCTCTCATATCTTTTTCCTTTCAAACAAACTGAACTTTCTTGAACTCCTATGAATATAATACAACTATTAAATTCTGTTAGCAAGCCCTTTTTTATTTTTCGCCCGAAAATTGAAAACCCACATATCAGCCAGTAGTGACTAATACATGGGTAATCAATTGGAACTCTGTTATGCTTTTTTGAAAGGATGGTTAATGCCAACGACTAGAAATCGAAACGTCTATTGCTTTGCCTATAATCAATATGCACATATTATTTTTGAAATGCAATACCTTTATTAAATTTTATTGACAAGAAA